TGTTATTGCTTGAGTGCCTGTCTGACCCACTAAATCCGGTTCGTCGATATTGGCAATGCGGACCGTGTACCGCCAATCTGCCACCACTAAACCTTTATCCAAATTAAACAGATCCTTATAGGCTCTGAAGGGATTACCGTCTGAGTCGTCGACATCGTCAATGCCTAGATCTTCATGAGTTAAACCCACTGTAGATCCTTTAGGGAATATTCCATAAACAGTTTCAGTTCCCCAACCAATCAACCAGACAGACATATTGTCTGATCCAGTACCACCGGCATCAATAATATTATCCGCATTGGGGGCCGTTAAATCATTGTAACGAGGGGAAAAGCCGATATATTCTTCAGGGTTTGCCGCTGAACCAAAGAACAAAGTCGTTGCATCGGTTTGGGACATGCCTTCCAAATGCGCTCTGGCCTTTTGTAATCGGAACGATCCAACATTGCCATTGAGTTTTGCCAGCTTGACGTCCACATGGGAGCGACCTTCGAGCATTGCGACATTTTCCACTACCTGGACTTCAGTGGCTTTCTCTGGAGGGGTACCTTGATTCATCAATCGATAGAAACCAGTCGGTAAACCGGTTCGTATGCTGACCTGATGACCGGTCGGTAAGTTTCCTTCGACCATCACCATGTCTTCCGAGGCGCTATTGGTTTGCGCTAGCATCTCGATGATTTTTGCCGTTTTACCACTTGGATCGAGGGTCTTTGCCCAGTCCAACATAGTGGGGTTTTCTACGCTTAAAGTAGCCATTATTTTACACCTTTAAAGTTAAGACGTTCCGTAGAACATTTCAACGACATTCTTGGCTTTTTTAGCTGCGCCTTTTTTGGGTTTCGTGGTAATGGGTATTTTCTTTACCTTTGCTTTTACCTTTTCAACCTTTTCTAAAGACTGAGTGTATCGAGCGGCGTCAAGCAATATTTGCCAATCACGCGCAGAAGTTATCTGATTGTGATCCTGTTTCGTAAAACCTTTGTCTGATAAGTATACGCTTAACATTTCAAGGTCTTGCTTATGGGCATCTGTTTGCTTGCCTTCCTTGTCCAACCATTGAGGATTTCTTTCAAGAAGAATCGCTTGTTCTTGATTGACTTGATCGTCACTCATTTGGGTTGGTTGCTGTCTTAACGCTTTCGCATCTTCGACGGCCTTCACTCGTTTATCCTTCAGCTCTTTTTGCTTCAAAAATTCGTCGCTGTCGTATTGTCGTAAATCATCCCAGTTAATGGATTCATCGGCTTCTTTAATCAAAGCCTCCATTGTGTCAAGACTGTTGTTAAAACTCTCAAACTTGGCAGATACAGCGTCGCTAATTTCGCTCTGTTTGTCTGTCTCCCATGATCGTCTATCGTCAGCATCTTTCTGGCGTTTACGGGTATAATCAGCCTGCATCATGCCTTCCGCTTTCCATTTCTTGATGTCTGCAATTGAAACGTCCTGGCCTTCTAGGTCAATAAACATTTCAGAGTCATCAAATGTCTCAGCATCGTCTTGATCGTCTGATTCTACGGTTTCCGAATCTTCCGTTTCAGCTTTCACCTCTTCTTCTAATTCAGCTTCCGGCTCGTCTTCGGGTGTAATTGCTTCTTCAGTTGGCTCATCTGCTTTCGCTTCAGGCTCTTCATTAGCTTCCGAACTTCCATAAAATAAGGCTTCAGGTTCCACTTGTGGAGTATCTGTGTCGCTCATTAGTTATAATCCTATCACGTTTTTAACGGCTTTAGCAGCTTTCTGCCATTGCGTCAGTTGAGTTCTAGCCATTTTACCGGTCTGTATCTTCTTGGTAATCTTTGCCATCACTGTGTCAAGAGACTTTGATTGTCTATAAATCTCTTCCCGTTTTTCTTTATCGCCCCAAGCGGTTTTTTTAAACTCTTGGTGGAGCTGTTGATCGTATTCTATAAAATACTGACCAAAAGACGTTAACAATTTGTTAGCCTCCTGCTCTTCAATAATCTCTCTTGAGATTTGTTTTTTCTGATCGTCTGGTACGCTTTCTAGATTCATACAGCACTCCCTGGAATGTTTTGACCACTATCAACCTCTAATTTTGTGAGGTTAAAGGCGGTCTTTTGCTGGTTTTGATTAGCATCTTGAGCGGTTTTGATATTAAATTGTCTCGCATCTTCCCTCAACTTAGCGGCATCTAACTGCGCTTTACTATTGGCCGTAATCAAACTAACCTGACCTTTCACCTGCGCTGAGCTGGCTTGAGCCTGTGCTTTAATTGTCTCCGCTTCGGCTAATGGGTTCTGTGATTGCTCTAAAATCTGTTGCAGTTGTTGAACCGTGGCCGTCAATATCTCGTTTTGAGCTTTTAATAACTGTTCTGGTTGTTCAGGGTTGTTGAAGAATTCAGCGGTATTATGAATATCTAATGTCTTCAGCATGGAGTTAATGGAATTATAAATCTTGACATCATCCACTAAGACAGAGCCTTCCGCTTTCAGTTGTCTTTGTAGACTTAAGATAGCGCTAATCGTTTCGGTGGTTCTTTCACCGTCTCCGGCACCCAGTCCAATGGTACTTTTCGCAAAGTGTCGGTGCTTCCAGTTAGCAGGGTTTACCGTTAAAGGTTTACCTAATACCATGATCTCGACTTCAGTGGTTTGATATTGAGAGACTAGCCAGGCTAACCCGTTGTAAAGTCGTTTATAAGCCGTCTCCGCGATAACTCTTGCCACTAGTTCAATCTTTTCTGCGCCTTTTTCCTGTATTCCTGTAAATCGTGTCGCGGTTTCTTTTTCAAACGTATCACCTTGTAAGCCTTGGTTAGCTAACAAAGAGCCTGTTGTTTTGGCGAGTGATTGATCGAAATGTTGAACAACTTGTAGAGCCTTATCGCCAATGTATTCAATATTAATGGGGAATATTGAATTGCCTGGATTCTCCTTTCCTTCGACTCTAACTTGCCCGTTCGGTCTTTGAGTTAGCAGGTCATCTTGATTAACGTTTTCATTCACGGCAATTCGTGGCGCGTTAACTGAGTAAATGTTATCAGCTATCCCTCTGAGTATAGCAGTTTTAATTCTTGCGGTGGGCGCGGCCAGCTCTGCTCGACTGATCCCGATGGCAGTATGAGATACTAAAATAGCGCTAGTGATGGCATAAGGGACAATCTCGAAAGGTTCATCTTCTAGTATAATATTGCCTGATTTGATAATGTGTCGTCTTTCTGCTACTCCGTCACCGTCTTTGTCAATCTTAATCACTACATCAGTGATCTCGACCATTTGAGTGGCCCATGCACTAAAACTATCTTTATTCACACCGCCGTCATCATCGAACCTTATTTGTGCCAGCGTACTATCATTGGTGGGTTCTTGCGAGGATGTCGACGCGGCTGTGGGCAAGCTAATCACCGTTTCCATAGAATGACCTTCTTGCAACAGCTCCCCTCGGGTTTGTTTAACCCTGTCACCGACCAAATTAGCATCTTCTTCATCGGTTGCGTTCGATGATATGAGGAACGATTCAAGCGGGATACCCATTACCCTGGCGCGTCGGGTGTTTCGAGTGACTTCAAATTCAACATCTAATCTTTGATTGTCAGTCTGTCCATCAGCTGGTGGTTCCCCTCTTATTTCTGAACGAGTAATGATCTCAATACTTTCAACGTCTTCACCGTCGAGACTTTCTTCTAATTCGGCTAACTCTTCGAAGCTGATATCTTCATGAGGGATAATTCGTTTCTCTACGATGTCTTCCATAAAGAACTTTAAGGCACCAAGCTTTTGTATATCAACATCCTTCAGGAATCCAAACTGAACCCTGAATGAGTCTTCCTGGCTTCTCACTATCCAGTCAATATATTCGGTTTTCTCTTTGGCTTCTTCGATTTCTTTGGGGTCTTCAGTGTTTGCTTCGAAGATGCAGATTTTAGACGCACCTAAGAAGACTCGGGCAAGGCTAGGCATATCCGCCTCAACCACGTCTTGGACATCATTAGAGATTATCTTAGAGCGTTCTGGGCGTTCATCGCCATAGTTCTCGCCCTTGTAACGGCGTTGGAGTTCTTCGTTTTCGACATTGAAGTTTCGATTGTGCTGGATGGCGTCGGCTTCAAATGCATTGATTACGGATAAGTATTGATCTTCATCCATCTTATGGGGCATCAAACAATACCTTTATTTGAATAGTTTATGGTGTTCCAAACTTTCTTGGTGATAGGTTTAAACAATGACATCATAACACAGTTCATATAATACCTGAATTATCATACTTTATTTTACCCCATTTCTTTTTAGGCTCTAACAGTTCACTTGAATAACATTGACCAAACTGTCTAAATGAGTCGGCTCCCTCTGAATGTGAGTCGTGAACAGGGACATCCATAAACCGTCCGGTGGTATTATTCCACTTCTTGCGGTAAGAATCTAAATGGATGATACCTTCTTTACAATTAGTCTCGTCAAACCAGCACGTTCCAAAACTGTCTCTCGTTGCCTGGATGCCATGTGAGATGTCGTCAACTCGCGGGACTATCTCTATATTTTTTAAGCCAAGTTTCTTTAACGAGTCTTCGGGTGATATGTTCTTTAGTGTTCCTTGTCTGATATGGGTAGCATCATGAGGTAGATAATGAACACCCCATACATAATCGAGTTTGTTGAGTTCCTTTACATAATAAGAATAAGGCTCTCCCCATCCTTCAATATAACCAATAAAGTTATTACATTGTCCTATCTTTTGATGTAGCCAGATACCTGTACCATCACCACTCCCTATATCCCAGAAGGTATTGACCTTATGTCCTGACCTGTAAGGCACTGGGGAGATCCTTCCTTGCTTCCTTGCTGATGTCATTTGTATTGAGTAATAACAACCCTCTGCTGAACGCTGGAAGGCTTCCTTTGATGTGCTTGGGTACTCTTGCCACATCTTCTCAACTTCACCCGAGAATTCAGCGTCTCTAGTCATACACCACCAAGCTCTCTGTTCAATGGTTATTGTGCATCGCTCGGATACCTCTACTTTATTAAAATATTCATGGTCACCATCTGTTATGGTTATGTCTGTGGGATCAAACTGATACTTTCTCTCTCTCCACCAAGCAAAGAAAAAGAACTTGTAATCTTTTGGGTTTAATTTTTTACCTGAATGCATTAGAGCCTCCGCGCGCTTTGTTATCTTATAGAAAGAACCGTCTTGCCCTTCTGCTGTGGCCTCTATAAAAACCAAACCATTGATAGTCACAGCGGGGATTGACCCCGTTATGATTTCCTCGGCCCTCTCTGGAAACTTGGCACATATCTTGCCAAACTCTGATACATGCAAGTATTGAAGCGTTCCTGACCTTGCTGAAGTGGCTACCCTCATTGAACTATTGTTATGAGCAAAGAGCAATTCACTAGCGCTGTCTTTAATCAGTGGCATTGCTGCTTTTAACGATGGGGGTAAGTTTTCATAAGCAAAGCAAACCTTGTCTCTAAATATTGTCTTAGCTGCATCTTCATTCTGGGCTATAACCGCTGCTCTTACATTCGCACGAAACAAACAGCAATCAAGGAATAGTATCTCTATTGCTGTGGTGAATCCCAATTGCCTGGCTTTTAAGATATCGTTCCTTGTATGGAATGTGCTATACAGTTCTAGTTGAGGCTCGTTTGGAATGAATGGAATGACCAATGACTCTTCGCCATCATCGCCCTTTATCATTATCTTGTAGAGTTTACCGCTGGTTAGTCTCCACCAAGGGTCTGCAAGGCATTCTTTAAACTCTTTTTCATTGGTTGGTATCTTAGTCGCTATTTGGTTCAAGTGTCTTCCCTGATAGCTCATTAATAATTATGGTTAGTGGATTGGCTTCATCACCTGATATTTTCTGATGGATTCTTTCACCATACTTCTTAGGTTTAAGCTTAGACGCTAACCACTTACGAGTCTCTATCCTTAATCGGCTTCTTTGTACGTGGTCGCCATTCAGTTGCCAGCCTGTCTTTTTATCATCTTTGTCGTGTCTTTCCATCCAGTCATTGCTCGCATCGTCAGCAATATCAAGCATTTCATCGGTTAAAGCATCGGCTGATTCATACTTGGCGCGCGTGTATTGGTCGCGAAACTCTTCTCTTGTTCTTATCCATCTAAATAGAGTCGCCTTGTCTGGCATCGTCTCAGGCTTACACACAGTCCGCATTGAGTCACCATCTGATAGTTGACTACATATCTCATCCGCTAGCTCTTGAGTGTACTTAGTAGGTCTTCCTCCTGGGTGTTTAGGTTTATCAGACACTATGAAATGCCTCTTCTAATCCGTGGTTGTTGTGGTACCCATATTTTTTATTTGCTCTTACTCTTGTGGCTACCGCGTCTAACTTACAGGCAAAGCAACCTAAATGAACTCTCTTACTATTGGCCATAATATAAACTTCCCACTTTTCTCTTACTTTATTCCAAGATACCCCTAAAAATCCGCTAGTGTTTGTCTTCGGCATGGATCTGTTTCTTTGGTTTTCCGACCTGCTAGCTAATCTTAGATTGGTCCACCGATTATCATCTCTCACATGATTGATGTGGTCAATATCTTTACTTGGAATTTCGCCAGTCATATAAATCCATATGATTATATGCATGATGCATGGCTTGTAGTTTACGCAAATCGCAACGTATCCATATCTATTTACCGCCCCTGCGATATCGCCCTTCTTAGCATTAGGACTAACCGTTTTTCGGCGTACAACAATTCCGGTATTCGGATTGTAATCGAACAGCTCTAATATCTCTTCCCTAGATGGATATTCGGTCATTGTATTTCACACTCACCAAAGTCATATTTTATGATTACTTCATGTTGCATCAGTCTAAATTTTACTGCGTTGATTTTGACTAGAACATTTGTTAAATGTGATCCTTTAATGAATCCAGAATCAATGAGATTTCGAAGTCTTTTTTCCTCTTCTTTGTCTGATAGATGATTAATCATTATAAATTACCATACCTAATGTTCTCGTCTATTTCGCCAAACTCATGCTTAACATCTTCAAGCGTGAATGGCTCAGTGTTACGGTTAAAGAAATCCCATACTGGTTTTAATGTCTCAAAATCGTTAATACCTGATTCTATATCTTCTTTATGAGCCAAAACATAATCACAAATAGCATTCCATGCGTCACTATGGGCTATTAATTCTGCCATGCTATAGGCTTCTTCGCCTTCCTGCTTCTTGATTACTTTGTAATCATGAGGAATAAGGATTTGTCCTGAAGGTATCTTTTGCTCGAATATCTCCTCTATCTCATACCCTTCACACTTAAGCCAAGCTCTGATTATCTTCTCTGTGTTATCCATCCATTCGACCCCACTTACTGTTTGGCATGTATAGGGCAACAGCAATCATTATTGGGCCGCCTATATATGGAGGCATACTAGAAGAAACTAAGGCAGCGCTTAATACGATGATAATCGCAACCATTATTAATAATTTATATTTGTTATCCATGTAAATCACCCTTGAATAGCTCGCTTTCTTGCATGTTTACATTATCAAGATTAAGGTTTGGACAGGTGGTTTCTGATTGAGGGATAGCGCCAAATTGTTTAATATCAACTATGCCTGTGATTGAAGTTATGAACTTTAACTGGTCGATAATACTCAATTGCTCATAAAAGTGTTTAGCGATTGCTATAGCGTCTTTCTCGTAGATTGACCCTTCTAGGACGATGTTATTACTGTATACATTTAAATACATATCCTCTTGAACCCATTTATGTTTAGTTATATCAAACATGAGGTTCACCCTTTATTAGAAACAAGCTGTTATTTAAAATAGGCGGAAATGATTTAATTCTTGACCTCTTGCCAAAAATACGATCCTTCAACTTTTCTTTTTCGTTAACCAATTGCTTTTCTCGTGCTTGAGTTCTTCTTACCTTCTTATCCAGGTTGTTGATGTGCCTTCTTTGGTCAGATATTCTTTTTGTGAGCTTGATTGACTCTGCGGCTTGTACGCGGCTTTGTTTTAATAGTTTATTGTTAAGATTGAATATACGGTTATTAGCGTCATTTAATTGACGGTTTAACTTTGAATGGGTTTTGAAGTATTTGAATATATTTAACATTTGTCAGTCTCCTTGGAGTTATTGACTGTGGGCTTACTTGCGTTTGTTTCCTGATTTACTTTTAGCTTTTTTTCTACGTGCAGATGCCATTCGTCTTCGTCTATCTTCGACTGGATTGTGTTTTGCCATTACCTTTTCTCCTGATGAGATAATTTTTCAACTTCGGTTAATCTTGCTTCAAACGCTATTATAACATTATTGTCCGGTCTTTTGGCTCTTTCTACTTCTAATTCCATTCTAAGTATTTTTACTCTCGATTCAGCCCTAGCATTTTCGATGCCGATATCTCTTTTTGCTTCAAAGTAAGGTGAGAAATTTATACCTACAACCAGTAATGCGGCCGCTAGCTTGATAATGGAATCAGCTATTTTATCAATCCATTCGGGTGCGTTTTCGCCTTTCATGTTTATAAATCGGTCCAAGTAGTTGTTTTTGGTGTTTCGTCTGTCCATGTGGTCGGCTGGTTAACTTCATCGGTCCATGTGGTTGGTATTGGCGCAATATCAGACCAAGCTGAAATAGGTTCACCTTCACGCCATATACCTTCACCCCATACAGTGATAGTCCATACGCCTGTTTTCCATACACCATCAACTTCTAAGCTCATGCAATACTAAACGGAGTCGTTTTTCCGTCGCCCGTAATTGTTTCACCATTTAACCGAATGACATTAACGCCAATAGTAAACGCAGTTAATGTTCTGGTCGTTTCACCCCATACCTGAGTCGAAATAGCGGCGGCGGTTGGGGGTGTTACTGTTAATGAATAGCCTGTTTTGCTGGTATTCCAGTCGCCTTTACCATTTAAAGCGCTGGCGGCTATACCTGCGGCGGTTATCCAGTTGGCGGGAATACTTGGCAATGAAGTTAACGCGCTGTCTGTTCCTCTCATAGTAGCTGTATCAACACCATCGGTTCCTCTCATTGTGGATGTATCAACTCCGTCTGTTCCGCGCATCGCTGTAGTAGGTATAGCATTCAGCGTAGTTTCCATTGTGTCTTGTTTGGCGCTTGTAGCGGCGTTGTCGGTCCCTCTCATAGCGGTTGTTGGTATTAGTGATATTTTAGTGTCGTTATCTTCTGATTGAGCGGTTCCGCCTAAATTATTGAATGTACCGGTATAAATCGCGTCAAAGGCAGTTTGAGTTAATACTCTAAAGGTGCCTTTGACGGGTAGAGCGCCAGCAACATGGACATAAATCTCCAGTCTTCCAAGTGTGTTCGAGTCCGTTGCGTTAAGGGTTGCATGATAAACGCCGTTTGAAATATTAGTAGCACCCCCTGAATTCTTATTGGCGAGGGTTGTTGCGCCATTTTTTCTAAGTTTAATATCGGTATTAGCGATAGTTAGTCCATTTTCTTCGGTATCACCATCAGTAGAATTAAGAAATTGACCCAAGCTAATTATTTGGGAAGTTGTTGATTGTCTTAAATCTTGCATTTAATTAATCCCTTGATTCCTTAATTGATTCATTATAACAGGTATTGAGGTGGACGGACCGCCGCCGCTATCTGCCCATGTCCCTACTGTTCCCCATGCTGTTGATGCGTCTTGGTTTGCGAATTCTGTTGCATACCATGATTCTGATAATTCGCTTAATCTGAGCCTAGTCTCGCCTATTTTTGCTTCTATACTTCTCCCCGCCGCAGAGTCAAAATATGTTCCAACTCTTGTATTTAAGTTAGTATTAAATTGATTATCACCGCTGATAGACGTATCTGTTGCATCTATCGCGCCATTAAAAATCAAATTAACTTCAGACGAACTAGTTGTTATTGCATACCAAGATTCAGCGCCAACTGTTGCCTTAGTACCTCTTATATTGTTTTCACCCGATCCGTCATGGAGAGCCGCAAGCATACCGGAGTTGTGGGATGAAATTTGGTAAAAATTATTCCCTTGAGTGGACCATCTATTAGATATAAGACCCTCATCATTGCTAATAATTACATCTATAACGGCCATAGCTTGAACTGAAATGAATGAATTATCTAGCGCATTTCCTGTGGGAATTTCGATGAAATCATCTACCCCATCAAAACTTTGCCAGTTTGCACCCCACGGGTGATCAGTTGTAACTTGTGAGGGCGTTCGTGAGGATGTGCCGCCGCCGCCTGTTCCATCAAAACCGTTTCCAGTGGAGTCTATATATTCTCCCGCAGTACCGTCCCCACTCTCATTTAAGTGCAAAACTGCTAGATAATCAGCCCAGACTGCATTGCGCCCAAACGTACTTGTTACCGCGGGTTGACTAGATTGTGTAGCGCTAGCCTCAAAAAATATTGTGTTCCCTGTTGCAGCGATTGGAATTTTTATCCAAACTTCTGCTTCAGGTGTTCCGCTAGATACAAGTGTTACGACCTCAACTGGTAACTGAGTTGTTTTTGCACTACTCGTATAAGCAACTAAATTACCTCCACCGTTATCAATGGCATCACCAGTGCCGTCAATCGCTGCACTCGGAAAATCGCTAGCTATCAGTAAAACCGGAAAATCTGTATGACTCCCGGTTATCGTGGGCAATGTATAGGTGAAACCAAAGGACATTTTAGATAGCGGTCGCTGCTGTTAGTCTTGCTACTAAATCATCGCGCATCGCTAAAATTTCTGCCTTATCCCCCGCATCTACATCACTATGTAAGGTAATGGCTTGAGCCATCCATGCTAAAACCTGAGATTCTATCGTTCCGATTCTACGTTGTAAGTCGTCTTGGCTTGCTACGTTGTTATTAGCTGTTCGTGTATCGTTCAAAAGTGCCATAATATTTCCTCTAATTTAAAAACTTATTAACAATGTCTGGTAATTCACTTTCTATTCCTAATTTAAACTCAACACAGGTGGTTTAGGTTTGGGCCATTCAACAATTATAGTCACTGTATTGGATGGATCGGATTCTATGCCGTGAGCCAATGCGGTAATATGACACTCGTATATTCCTGGCGCGAAATTTTCAGCATGAGTTAAGCTTGTTGATGGGATAGTTGCTACTAGACTACCGTTACAATATAAACGATATTCAGTCAATCCGCCTTCTTCTATCGGGGTGTTATCGGTGTATTCTGTCGGAGCAGTCCAAGAAAATGTAGCATCCTGGCTTGCATAGGCAATTAAGCCACCAATTGATAGCACGATAGAAATTAATCCGATTAGAAATGCTCGTAGTTTAGTTTTCATGTTTTCACCTGTGGTTTAGGTTGTGCTTGTTGATAAGGTCGCATTGGGTGTTAAGCCTCTCTTGATAAGTAATAATGTGTAGCCCTAATACTTCAAATACTTCGTCAGAGAATGAATTGAGCTCATCGTCCGTTAGTCTATCAGCTAATGATGTTTCAGGCTGTGGCAGGCATTCTAACGGGTCGTGAGCTATTTCTATAGTCTTACAGCTTGCTAGCCATATCACGGCGAGACTTACCAGAATTAGCCTTAATCCGTTTCTTAATCGTTTGTTTTTCATTTTTTAGCGCCTCGCTTCGGTCAATTGTTTGCTTCTCATGGATTTCTTCAATTTTTTCCTTTACTTTCTTTTCATGCTCTAATCTGGCGTTTTTGGAAATCAGAAATTTGATGTAAAACCACATTACGGCGATTATTGCGGCAACAATTCCCCATATCTTCCATTTAGCGATAGATTTAAACAAGGTTTCTTACTCCTTCATAATAAATATTATCATACCTTGGGTTTGGCATAGGTTTGATTATAATTTGTTTTGTGTTACCGGATATTGTCGTGGTTATTGCCGGATATTGTTTGCAGGGTTGAGCGCAAGGCATGCCGATAGGAACTTCTCCACCGCAAGATAAACACTTCTCTGTTGTTGTCATGTACATTATTTTTGTGCCTTTGTATGAGAGCGTCCAAAGTATAAGGCCGCGACTGGTGATAGAAATATAGCCAAACCTGAATAATCGGGAGCCTCTTGCATGAATATTTTAGCTAGGCAAGATATTAAAGTTATCCAGAAAGCAATTTTAGCGGCGCACAGTTTGCCGTCTGAGTCTTTTACTAGGTCTTTCATGTTAATAGCTCCAAATGTGGGGTCGAGGTCTGCCTGAGACTTGATCGAGATCATCGAAATGTAGAAAGCGGCCTGATCCTTTCTGCTTAACTCCGATCCCTGTCATTCCATGTTTGATAGCGAGTTTTAGTAATGTTACAGCCTCTTTATGAGTACAGGCGATATCGCCAGCTTGTCCGGTTGCGTGAGTTTGGGTGTAGCCTTTTAGATTATTATAGGCTTCGCATCGATAGCCGCTAGTCATATTCATTGAGAATCCAGCTTCTTCACGTATGGCATTGAACTTTTCCAGCGTTTCGCCGCTAAATTTATCCTCTCCACAGCATGAACAACTTAATTCTTTTTTACTAAAGTAATTCATTTTCTTCTAGCCCTCGCTTTCAACATCTCAAGTTCTAAGGTCTTTTTTGCCATTTCAATAATATGAAGCTCTTTGTCTCTTTGCAGTTTCTTGAAATGTGTATAGATTAAAATGGATGATAGAATTACACCGATTAAAGTAGCCAGCTTACCAATGTCTGACGGTATCCACTCAAGCCATGTTGCCGTCCCTGTCGTCACAGTTGCAAGGCTTGTGCTTGCCGCAACTTTTACACTGTGGCCCACTTCTCCGATGTATCGAGTTATCGAGTTTATCAAGTTCATATCTTCTTTTTGTGGCCTTGCACCTGAATATTGCGGAAATTATAACCGCTGCGAACGGTAAGCCCATTGCTATAATCTGTAATATCTCCCAATTCACCATTACCTCCTTTTTTCACTGCTACCACTAAAGCGGCTATGAAAAGCGCTAAACACAAAGCGTCATAAAATAAAGGCGGGTAATATAATTCGTATATTATCCAACCTATCGTATTAGCGTATATAAACCATAAAGCTATTCTTTGTAAGTTAATTATTGTTAAGGTTAATTTGATAGGCTTTGATATCGCCATTATGATCAGTAAATCGGTGATAGCGGCACCAAGATAATAAACAAACCCCCATGATTCACCCAGATTGTCCGAAGCAAATTGAAAAAAGCCGCAAAAAGCGGCAAATATAAGAATGCTGTACCTATTCTCGCCCTCGCGCACAAAAGACAGAGCAGCTAAGAATAGTATTAGAAGCCCTGTAATCATTTCTTTGACTTGGATTTAGGCTTTGATTTTTTGTCTGAGCTTACTGTTTTCGGTTTAGTTTTACCGTTTCCGCCTGCCATTACGCTGCTCTCTTGGTTGATAGGTCTTTAAATTCAGTCAATACATCCCGGTAAACTCTAGCAAGCGCTACAGCTTCGGTAAGTGTTTCGATCTCAGAAAGGATAACTTGACCCCTTTCTGTGACTTCCCACCCAGTTGATGTGAGAGTAAATTTAAGCATTTGCTCGACTTCATTTGTAGACCTTTGGTTAAATGAATCTGTATTATAAGGGATTGAGGGGATTATCTCAAATTAGTATCGGTTCTTCGCAATGCTGGCACTCTCCTATCGACATAGCCATTGATCGTGAAAAGCTCCATGTCTTTGCCTCTTCTACATCTGCGAACGTCATAGGAATAAACCCATCGCCATCAACAAGCCCTATTATATCGTAGTAATAGCCATCTATTTCAGTAATGATATGGTCCTTTTTAATATTAATTAAAGGAACCCCTTGAGGACATAAAGCCTTTAGAAACTTATAAAATTGATAACACCCACCCTGAGAATAGATTGATTCAATATAACGGTCTGAATTTCTCAGTGCTGATATTATCATTTCGACATTCATTACTTTCCTTCCTCTGTTAGTTGTTAACTTCTGGCACATAGCGATTACCATCTAAAACCATCCATTTACCTTGAATCCAAGTCGCAATATTGTGATTATATTGGTTACACTCTGGATCAAAGCCGTCACTCTCTCGCCTTAATAGGCTCACTTTTTCATGAGGATCGCATTGATATCTTCTTGCTTCAAAAATATCACCTTTCTCTATACCGAATCTTTTATCCGATTCTAAAATCTTTACTCTCATTTTATCTTTCCTTTAGTGGTGATGGGTTATTTGATGGTTAGTGTTGTATTAGTTACTGCCGTGATTTCACTTTTTTCTACTTTATTTTTAACAAACTGGGTTAATTTTCTAGGTAGGCGCTTGTAATAAAACAACCCAACAAATAAAGCTACAGTCCTTTCAAACAAGCCGTGTCGAGTAGTGGTCATTGCAATTATGTCACCGACATCTATTGATTGACTATCTGTATAACTTACTGTTTTTTTCATAATTAACCTCTTTTAAAATATTTCATGTTAAATGGAATCTTTCAGCCTTGTTACTGTTTAATATCAGTCTTTAATAGTTTAAGTTTAGATTGTAATCTTTCTCCTTTTTTATTTTCTGAGCAAATATGCTCCCACCAACCCTTAATATTCTCTCCTTCGAATTTAGGATGATGTTTAGCATCTGGTAGTTGAATCGGTTTTCTGCCTAATGGTTGCATGGCAAATCCTTTAGTTTCTGTTTGTAATAATCTTCAATAGCCTGGTAATCTTCACAGGTTCGCTTCATCGTTCCGCCTTGCTTGCTTTCGAGTGCTTCCGTTCTGGCTATTCCTATTTTTTTGATTAAGTTGTATTTGTACTTCCCTGAATCTCCGCCTTTGAAGTAATTACAGTTTAATCGTTGTAAGTGTATGTTATCTTCATCGTACCTGACTTGGGGATTTTGTCCGGATGGTATCCAATGGCCCGCTTGTGAATCTGCGCCTGTGGACTCACCGCAACAAATACAAGGCAATCCCTTGTCCCTGGCTCTGATGTAAGTGTGGCAAGCTTGTTTAGCCGCTTTCTTGCGGGTTGTAAGGTCGTTATCACATTCCTTTTTTGTTTTTCCTTTCTTTCTGCCCGCATTGTTACCATAAAGTCTCGCAATCTCTTTTTGTTTTCTCTTTCTACTTTCAGCCAATGCGTAATCTAAAATGTGTTTGTCACTGCAAAAGTTTCCCGCATTGATTGGGATCATCTGCTCTCGGGGGAATCGTTCTTTGCAGTAAGTACATTTCAATGTAGCTGTAGGCATTATTGTTTATTACCTTTGGATGTTTCATAAACGCCATTGACAATTGTCGCAAATAAAATTACTAAAACGACTACCAACGCAACCCAACTATGCCCGTTTTCAATACTGATTTTAATTGTTAGTATTACTCCGACAACCGCCATAAAATAAACACTACTTTTAAATATAATTTTACCCATTATTCTATCCTTTTGGTTAATTACGCTAGCAAAATATCTAATAAGTCACTTACGTTTTCTTTATTATTGCCTGTACTCCAACTGGTTTTCTCTACCTGCGCTAAATAAAAACGTAGTGAAGATATTATGACCTTTAAGTCACTGTCAGATAATTCTAAACTATAAAGAGCTTTTAATTTCGGTGTTATATCTGTTAGTTTTGCCATTTTCTTGTTCCTATGTCATTTTACTTTGTATTTGAAGCTCTGCGCGTTCATCGGCCTTAGCTGTCTGGTATAAGGCTATCCCCAAGTGAGATGTTTTAAGCTCATAATAGGCCGCCACTGATAGTTCTTGAGCGACTTTTCTCCCTTCTAAGACTTCCAGGTATTCTTTGTTGGCCCTTGCCGCATCTTCACATTTGATATTCGACCATTCTGGGTTATTTTTTGAGTAGGCCACTTTTAAAATCGCTAATTTGCATTTCCTAAAGTCATGTAAGTAACAATATTCAGAATGAGCCTTAGCATACTTTCTGCCTAAGTCATGTAATTGAGCTATTCGTTCTATGGGTTTCATACCATTAGATACCTGGCAAATCGGGATCCAGTTATGTGATTACACTCCATTCTCTTAATGATGTGATCGCCCTGGATGATTAATTGCCTGATATGTTCACCGAGGCAAAAGCCTAAACCGAGATCCGCACAGAGCTGTTTAGTGATACCGGTTTTTTTGTTTCGCTTGAGGACGGTTCTTATCTTAGCTCTTTGAGTTAATAGTCTTCTCATAAGTTACCCCTGTATGGATGGTGTGGCGAGTACATGTTGATGGAGATAGAGGTTAAAAGGATGGAGTTCTAATTCACCTTTCCAGAATTCTATCTGAAACTTAATAGGTTTTGGGCCTCGTTTTGATAATGTTTCTTTTTCTCTCTTTTCTTTATAAGCCTTTACCACATCGATCCCTGTCATCACATCGTTATAATCCCATAGATGGCACCGTGACCCTCCGTTGCCTTTTACAGATTCTACATAGTTTTTAATCAATCCCAATCGAACGTAGTGCCAAAACGTCCATACGGAGACACCGTGTATCTTTGCCGCTTCTTTTAGATTGATTAGCTTCATCTTAACCTCTTAGGTGGTTGGGGCCTCCTAAACGGCCCCAACCTGTCAAAGCGCGAGAACCCAAAAACTATTAAGTTTCAGATAGAATTCTGGA